GGGCTGACGTGTCCAGCGGCTTCCCCAGGGTATCGTTGACCCGGCCGAGAGCGGCCTGTCCCGAACCGGCAAGACCAAGTTGCAGAGCTTGGTCTGCGTCGAAGAGTTGCTGCTGGCCGGGGGAGAGCGAGGTTGTCTGGACCCAGTCCCCGGCCTGGGGGTTCTTCGGATCGGCTCCGGGCTTGAGCGTCCAGCTGGAAGAGCCGAACGGGGTGTTTTGGTTCACCCGGTTCAGGTTTGCGTTGAACAACGCGGTTTCTTTGTTCGCAGCGGCTTGTTGCGCGGCTGCGGAAGCGGCGTCGAGCACGGGGGCTCCTGAAGGTGAGTTGGCGGCGCCGGCGAGAGCGAGGCCTGCCCCAACGGTCTGGACAGGGTTTTTGAGCAGACCGTCAACGACTTTCCCGCCCGCACCTGCGCCACTGCCAGCCGCCCCACTGCCACCAAGAAGGGCGTTGCCTCCGCCAGCGAGGGCCGCGATAATCGTGGCTCGGCCAGCGGCCCGTTCAGGGTGCTCTATATCCTTTTCAGAATTCCGGAGCACTTCATCATTCAGGGTGCCAAGCCAGCCGTCGTCCAGCCCGGTAGACTGTACTCCCCTAGCGATGTCATTCACCATAAGGGAAGCGGAGGAGAGGGGATCAGACAGCCCTTGGGCTATCCGGTCAGAAAAGCCAATGGAGCTCAGCCCGCTCGATACAGCTTTTCGCACATCTTTGAAAGGGTTCCAGCCCATTGGCACTCCGAGTTTAGGGGAAACTCGGGGGTCACCCCAAGGTCAGAAAATCGCGCCAGACTCGTAGATCACATCTGTCGCGGACCATTGCACTTTGCCACGGGATGAAATCACGCGCAAGCGAACAGAGACGACTGTGCCTGGCCATGCGGGGTATTCCAGCCAATCATTCCCACGGGACTCGAGAGCGGCCCAAATGGCCGTATCCCACGGCTTCTCGGGATCGTCCCAGACATCCGCAAGGTTAGAAAGAAGGGGCGCGGCCCCGAAGGAAAGATCTGAACGGTAGTCGATGTCGAGGCCAACGCCGATTTGGGCTTTCCCTGTGAAGGAGAGGAAGGGGCGAACGAGCTTCCAGTGCTTCTCGGTTCCGGGGGCCCCGAGACTGTCGTAGTGACCTTTGGCCAGGGCGGTGATAGCTACTCCGTAGTCTCCGAAGGAGTTCCAAGCGTGGACGACCGAATCCTTCGTTCCGAAGTAGAGCCCTTCGTCGTAATTCTCCCAGCAGAGGGCGTTCCATCCCTGGAACTGAGTCCACGCTTTCGTCACCGTATTCATGGCGAACTGGTAGCCCCTGTCAAACTGGGCCGTGGGCACGTTGACCAGAAGGAGGTTCTCCGAAAGGAGAGTGCCGATTTGCCAGCCGATCTTGGAAGAGTGTGCGGCTGCAGCGGCGGAAATCGTCGGCCGGATAAGGTCCGTGATGGCGAGCTCTTCTTGCTCCGCATTTCCCGTGAGGATGCCGGAGAGGGGGAAGACCCCGCCCTTTGTGATGATCTGGCATTCCCGGCCGACCTTAGCAGCGCACTTCCAGCCGATGGGCTCTGGAAGGCTGAACACGCCCTTGAGGCCCCAAGTGGTGGTTGCGTTCGGGTCCGTGCCGGCGTAGACTGCCACCTGCCCTTTGGATGAGATGAATGCGCAGTAGTCGTCCGGGCCCGCCCCCCCGTCCACACTCCAAGTGGTGATCGCCTGGAGGTAACCGCCCTGGGTGAAGAGGGCGCCGAGCGGGAAGGGGGTCGCATCTCCTCCGATGAGGTCTACCCCGAGGTAATAGGCTACCGTACTGTCCCGGCGGACGAACCAGAGGCGGCGCTGATGAGACGCCAGGTTGACGATTTCGTTGGAAGGGAGGGTGCCCCCGCCGGTGATGGTATAGCTGGCAACATTCGTCCAGGTGCCCCCGTTGAAGCGGGCGAGGGCGTCTACTCCGTTCACTGCGTGGAGGAAGGTGTCTGCAGAGTTTCGAAAGAGGATCGTCCTGGCTTCCCCGTTTGTTCTAGCGTGGGCAACAGAGCCGATGGGGGCGGCTAGGCTCGCATCATAGATGCCCGCATCGGTAAAGGCCCAAAGGGAATGGGCACTGGTGCTCCCCACCCAGGCTGCAAGCGCCTTCACGGGAGAGGGGAAGCCCGTCATGTGGTTCGCCGCGCCGGGCCGGGTCTCGACCTGAAGACCGCTCGGCCACCAGTTAACCAGGATGCGGGCGAAGCCCGGGCGCATTTGCGCTTCAGGGTCCCGAGTGTTAAGGCCCCTGTACGGGGCCGTGTAGGGTGCGCGAGTGGAGATGCGCTCGCGGGCTTTCCGCTTAGACTTGAGGGGGACTCTCATCCGAGGTTCCAGTAGCCAGGGGGGACAACCGCGCCGAAGGGGCGAAGCTCGCCGCCTCCGCTCATATCGATTGGAGCTGGGTTGTTGTCCCGGGTAGAAAGGGCCCCCAGGTGCGTCTCATACCGAAGGGCGTCTTCGGCGTACTCGAGGCCCTTCTCCCGCTTCCAGGCCATGCGGAGCCAGGCGACGGGGACCTCGTCCGGAAAGACACAGGTGTCGGTGTCCTTCTCCCAGCGAGTCTTGTACGTGATGCCATCTTCGTCGAGGATGAAAGCGCGGGAGTGGTACTCGAAGGCGAAGAGTTCCCCAGCCGGAGGCGTAGGGGAGAAGAGGAGCTCATTTCCTCGGAAGCGGGCGCGGTAGTACGGACCTGCGGCTCCGGGAGCAGCCTTGATTGCCTGCCATGTGGAGGGCTCGAGCCCGAGCCGCACGGGGAGATTCGTCGTCCGGTTAAAGAAAGTCTCGGGAAGGATGCGAACAAAGCCCGCGGGGGCGTGGGTCTGGACCAACCCCTGGCTCTCGTCCGCGACGGAGGTGAAAGTGGCCTCCCGGATCACGAACTGATACGCTTTCCGCGTGACCAGGTCCTCAAGGAACTCTTCCATCAGGCCAAAGAGCTGGGCGACCTGGAGAATCTGGCTGCCGACGACACCAGGAGGCACAGGGATTCCCGAGCGCCGAGCGACGCTTTGGACGATTTCCTTGAGGGTGAGGGGCATTTAAGGGGCCTTTGCAGCGGCCGTGGGAGCCGGTTTCACCGCCGCAGTCAGGGCAGCGATCTGCGCCTTGAGGGAGGCGACTTCTGCTACCAGGGCGGCATTCCGCTCCGAGGCCGCGGAGGTGTCCTTCGCCGTGGTGAGGAACTCGGCAGCGCGTTGTTTCAGCGCCCGACCGCCCATGCCGAGACGGCCGATGGCCTCCTCGTTCATCGCGGCGACATCTTCCACCGTCATGATGCGGAGGTTGCGGAGGGAGTCGAACTGGGACTTAGTCAGGGCGGGCCAGTCCCGGATAGAGAAGCCGTTCGCTGGGGGCTCTTCGTCCCGGGTCCAAGCGGCGTAGGCTTCCTTGAACGCGGTGTGCCATGCAGCAGGCCAGCGGCCCTCGCGGACGTGAGCGGCTTTTTCTTCGAACCAGAAGGAGGCTTCGCGCTCGATTTGATCCTTAGATCCGGGCGGGGTGATGATGACGAAAGGGGTATCTTTGTATTTCGGGAGACCGTCATCGGCAGCGAGCGTCGCGGCTCGATCTTCAACAGGACGCATCTCGAAAGAGATGTACGGGGGGCGTTCGGCAAGCTTTTCCATGAGGGCTCCGAGAGAGGAAGAGAGCAAGGGGGCTGAAGCCCCCCTTTGATTACAGCGGCGTGGTGGTCTTGCGGACCCAGCCGTATTCGTTGATGAGGAAGGCCGTGTCGGCGGTGTAGTTGCCGGCCGCGTCAGTCAGGGCGAAAGCCCCGCTCACGGTGCAGGTTCCGGTGGCCACGGCCTCGCTTGCGCGAACGTAGACCCAGGTGCGGTTGGCGTCATCCAGGGCGGGAGTGCCCAGGACGAACTCTTTGTCGTCAGTGCGGCGGGCGAACGCCACACCAACCAGGTGGGAAGCGGAAGACATGAAGGATTCTCCGAAAAGGGGGATGATTGGGGCGGGTTATATGGGGGTAACCCGCCCCGATTACGGGATGCCGGCCTGACTTAGGCCTTGATCACCGCTTGCTTGCTGCGGTTCGAGCACACCAGGTTGCCCATCCACAGCATCCAGACGACGGACGCGTCCTGGTTGATGCTGCGCATCTCGGGGGCTTCCGTCATGTCAGCGTCGGGGTGAACGATGAGCTTCAGGAAGTCCGTGTTCAGCATGTAGGCGTGGTTGGCTGGGATGCCCGAGTCACCGTCGTACACGACATCGGCCGTCTTGTACTTCAGGCTCACGATGCCACCCTGGGCGGACTCTTCCCCGTTCGTGTAGCGCTTGTACGCCACCTGGGACTTCTCGTAGTGCGTGAAGTAGTTCATGTCGCACACGATCAGGTCGGGCTTGTCGTTGCCGATGGAGGCGGTCAACCAAGCGGGCAAGAACAGGTCGTTCTCGATGGTGGCAGGGCCCACCGTGATCGCGCCACCGCCCTGCAGGGGGGCCGCAGCCGATTGCACCACGTTGCGCCAGAAAGGCCAGGTGGTGGAGTTGATGCCGCCCACCGTGCCGGTGCCAGCGTCAGCGACCAGGGCTTGCAAGCCGTTGATCTGGTTGGGCAGGGTGCCGTCGCTGTACAGGTCGCTCGAGAAGTTGTTCTTGAACGAGCGCACCGCGTTGGTCAGCTTGGCCTTGGCCAGCTTGATGATCTGGGAGTCGCCGGAGTTGATGCGCAGCTCGGTGCCGTTGGCGGCCACGCTGATCGCGATGTTGCGCCATTGGAATTCAGCTGCGGAGATCACGTCCGCCGCGCCCATGTCCAGCACGTCGTAGCCGGAGAAACGCTGATAGTTGCCGTTTTGGGCGTACTCGAGGGGTTCAACCAGGGTCAGGCCGCCGTCGGCGTATTCCTTGCGGCCCTTCTTCGTCATGCGGCCGTGGAAGGCGTTGTTCTGGTCGATCTGGGTGGTGATTTCCTTCCGATGCTTGCGGAAAGTGGTAGTCACCAGTTGAGAAAAAACTGTACCGGGGGTAGCCATTTAGGCCTCCTGTAGAAAGGTTGGTTAGCTCTTGGAGCGGAGCTCCTTGAGGGTAGATCTCATGGTGTCATCCATCGAGCCAACTGCCCCGGTTGCGGGCGCAGTACGTGCCGAGTTGCGCACACTGCCTTTCGACGCAGCAGCCGCTTCTTCCGCGCGCTTACGTTCGGCTTCGACTTCCGCCAGCCTTCGGGTTTCAACCTCCTTTGCGAGGAGCTTTTCCCTGGCGACGGGGGAAATCCACAGGGCCTTTGCGTAGGCATCTTCCAGTGTGAGCTGGGGGTCCGCCCGGAGCAGGTTGGCCATGTCACCTGCGACCAGATCAAAGTGTTCGTTTTTCGGGTCGGCCGCAAACGTAGACACTCGGGTCGCAAGTTCAGCTTTTCGTGCATTCGCGGCAGCTTGTTGCTGCGTTGACAGGACGGACTTTACCCCCGAGAGTTCGTCCTGTAAAGCCTTGAGCTGCGGGTCCACGTAGGCCGGCTCGGCGGCCAAGTCGAGCTTGTAGTCGGCGGCGAGAGAGCGGAGGAAGTCCACCGCCTCGGGGCCACCGCGGGAAAGCTTCGCATGGGCTTGGGCGAAGTTGGAGTAGAGCTCGATGGGGTCCACGCCGCTGGCGAGGTACTCCTGAACGGGAGCGGAAGCCTGCTGGAAGCGCTGGACGAACTGAGCAGCGGTGCGAAGGGGCGCGGTGCCCCTGTGAAAGTCGTCCTCCCGGCGAATGACTTCGGCGCGGATTTCAGGAGGTAGGGTGGCCCAGTGGGTTTGGAAGTCGGGCTTCCAGGACTTGGGGTACGGGACTTCGGCCGGGGGAGGGGGGGCCGACGCAGGCGGGGGAGGCACAGGGGCGCTGACCTCTCGGGTCTCCCCAAGGGCCTCCCCGCGGGGGGCCGGGGCCGCAGGAGGTTTGCCCTCCTCCCGGTCGCGCTCAGCAAACACCTCGCCTGCGACATTATCCATCGCAGAGCCGAAATCGAAGTCACCACCAGGGCCGGTCGCGGCCCCGTCAGTTCCGAAGGTGGTCATGAAAAGTCCTTATTGGCGAATGAGATCAACGGAGACTCCGGATTGGAGTTCCGCCGCTAAGTAGTCGCGCTCTCTACTTGGCATTTGGTGGATAGCGGCTTCGACGGTGTCTCCGACGGAACGCTCGAGGGCCTCGTCGGAGACTTTGCGGTGACGAGCAGCGGCTTCTCGCTCCCCTGGCTCGAAGACACGGGAGCCCGTCCGAGCGAGGTTCTCCCGGTGGGCCTTGCGGCCTTCGATCCGTTTGCCGGAGACGGGGCAGTCGTAAGCGGGGATGTCTCCCCGGACTCGCGGAGCGGAGATCTGGCGCTCGGCCACGGTGCCGCAGCAGCAGGTTTCCGGAAGGTCGGAATCCGCTATTGAGCGGAAGAGCTCGAAGCTGCACTCGCAGTTCGGGCAGCGGTAGTCATACAGCGGCATTGGAGGTCTCCCGTTGACCTTCGGCTTCGCCTTCTGCCCGATCTTCGGCGGCATCGACAGCCTTTTGGGCCGCAAGCTGGGCGGACGCCGTTTGGATCTTGAGCAGCACGGCTTCGAGCCCCGCCTTGGCCTTGTCGTTCTTGAGGCCGGATTGTAGCTCTCGGATGGCGGACTGGACAGAGGCCTGGGCCTCCGCGAGGGACTGCTGCATGGAGCGTTGTTCCAGGGCGGCCTTGTCCTTCTGGAGCTTTTCCGTCGCCCGCTGAATATCCTGCTGGGCTTTGGCGAGCTCTTTGCCCTTGGCTTCGAGGGCCTTTTCCTTCTGGGCGACAGCCGCTTGCCCTTGTTGCGCCTGCCCTTGGCCCATTTGGGCCAGGTACGGGTCGAGATCTCGCCCGAGCCGGAACCGCTTCGCCATGGTGACGAGGATGCCCTTGAGGACCTCCGCGGGGAGGAAGCCCGCCTGGAGGAGGGGCATCAAGCCGTTGAGGAACTGGCCGAGAGCCACAAGGAACTGACCCATGTCCTCCCGGTCCGCGGAGGCGTCTGCATCGATGGTCGAGTTCGTCTCGATGTCGATGGTGTAGCGGCGGAGGATGTCGTTCTGGCAGAGGGCCAGGGCCTCCTCGAAAGACGGCATCGCCATGAGCTGTTGCTGTTCCGGCGCGGGAGGCTGGCCGGTCATCTCGACCTGGGCCTCGAGCTGGTCAAGCTGGGTTTGGCGGGGGAGAGTCGAGCCCGTCATCTGGCGAATGGTCTCGGGGGCCAGCCGGGTGAAAGAGAGTTCTGCTGCGAGGCGGAGGCAGCCCCGAACGAAGTCGGCAACGGCTTTCTGGCCCCGCTTGAGGCGAAGCGTGCCCCACTTGTTTTTGAGCTCCTGCGCCCCGAGGGTTTCACTCGCGACGGAGGCTCCCCGCATGATGTCCGCGATCCCCATTATTTCGAAGATGACGGTCTTGATCTGCTGGCGATGGACGATGAGCTGCTGGAGCACTGTGATGTGCTTCTCGATGGGGACGAGCCAGATGGCGTTTTCGGCCTTGGCCCCCTGGCCGAGGGAGGCGAGGTTCGGGAGGGCGATGAGGGTATTCTCGTCCGACTCGAAGATCTTGGCAAGGCCCTCTACCTGCCCGTCGTAGAAGCCCCGAATTTTCATTCCGTCGATCAGCTTGTCAATCCGGCGGGTGATCTTGTTGAGCTCTTCCGCTTGCTTCTTGTACAGGCGGTAGAGAGGGACCGGGATGAAGCAGGACACTCGGGCGAAAAACTGGAGGGGCTCTGGGATGGGGTAGAAGCCTTCGAGGCGGTACGGGTCGTCCATTTCCTTGACAAAAGTGTCCTTTGCGCAGTCCTCGAGCCAGCAGACTTTCCGCTCGTTTCGGTACCAGATTTCGAAAAGGTGGGCGGTGGAGATCGCCCCGGATTCCTCCGTGGACTTGCCCGGCTCGGATTCCCCCCGAGTGTAAGTCAGGGTGCCGGCGATGGCCTCACCGAATTCCGCGACGGCCTCCTCTTCCGAGAAGAAGTGCTCGAACGCGATCCAGGGCATCCCCGACCAGGTCTTCGCGTAGCCGAAGCGGATGCGGTCCCAGTCCACAACCTCGGGGAAGACGGACTCATCGGTGACACGAGTGGGGTTGTCGGCTGCGTCCCGTTCAACTTCCGCCTTGTAGTGGAAACGGATAACCCCCCGGCCTGGAACGAGGGCTTGGAGGACCGCCCCCGTGACCGCGGAGTCGAAGCTTTGATGCCGGACATCTCCGGAGTCGATGAAGGTAGTCAGCTGGGCATCCACGAGGCCAGCAGCAGCGTCTGCAACCGGGTTCCGCGCACGAGAGCGGGGGCGGGTGTCCGGCTTCGGCGCGGAGTTGTAGAGGGCGGGAGCCAGGGTTTCCGTATTCGAGTAGAGGATGTTGTAGGGGACTTCCCCGTCCTCTTCGGCTTCGTAGAGCTTGATGAGCTTTTCCGCCTCCTTGCGGTAGTTCTCTTCCCGCTTGAGGGAGTCTTCGAGCTCCTTGAGCCAGTACTTGACCCGATCTTCTTCAGTCTTGGGAGGGCGCTCGAGAGTAGATTTTTTAGCCATAGGAGGATTCTCTTGAAAGGCGACGGCGCCGAATGGCCTCGAGGGCCCCGTTGAAGGTCATTTTGCCATAGTCACTCGTAGGGGGTGGAATGTCAACCCCTCCGGGCACCCACGGGCGGGACATGACAGCGTAGCGGGTCTCGTCCCCGGCGTGATCTTCCCCCTCGGTGTCCACGTCTTCTGCATCGACTTCGTCGTGCTGGAGGATGGGAAGGGTTCGGATGGTGTCTTCGCAGCAGTCGAGGAAGTAAATCATGGGAGTGCCGCCCTCCCCTACGAGGCGGTAGCGGAGCTGCTCCCAGCCGGGCTTCCGCTTGTTGTCGGCTGCGCGCCAAGAGCACCCCTTGATCGCCATGAGCTCCGCGATGGAGGGACCTCCGTTCCGGATGAAGATGGCGGGATCGGCTACGCCGTAGCGGATACGGTCCTTGATTTCCCGCTCCCGGATGCCCTGGGCGACGAGACTCGCGTCCATCTTGAGGCCCTGGTTGGGGCCCTTCGCTCCGTACCACTCGCGGTACTTGAGAAGGGCGCCCCGGGGGAGGCCCCAGTCCCCGTCTGAGACTGCGTACCACCCGCAGGAAAACGGGCGGGCGGAGCCCCAGTCGAAGGCGCGGAAGCGGAGGGCGGAGACCGGAATTCGGTCGAGCCAATCTTCCGCTCGGAGGACGTGGTGTTCCCCCCACTCGTCGAAGAAGGCCCCGTCGATGATATTCCAATCGCCCTGAAGCCAGGCCTTCACGAGAGTCTCGGAGCCGGCTTGCCGCAGCCGGAGGATGTAAGTCGGGTCGGAATTAAGCAGGAGCTTGTTGTCCCACACCTTGGACGGGATGAAGACGCGGGAGAGGGAAGCTGTGATCGTCCGGCCGTCGATTTCGAGCTCTTCGGTTTCCGTGATGACCTTGAAACCCGCAGGAGCCGGGTCAATGTAGCGGGACTTCACCCAGTTGTGACCGGGGCCTCCAGGGTTACCCGTGAGGCGAAGACCGCAGGGAACTCCCGCTGCGGAGCGGAGGGTCGCCTTCAGCTTCATAATCGGGGTGGGGGAGGGGAACTGAGTGGCCTCCTCGATGTAGATGCGGGTTTTGCTGTTAAAAATGCTTTCCAGTTGAGAGATGACTTTGGATTTGTTTTTGGCTATCTCTGCAATCTTTGTGGTTTTGGGTTTGAAGATCGGAAGAGCACACGTCTGAACTCCAGTCACC